GCGACCGGTCGACCTCGGGAGAAGGATCGAAGAAGTCCCCGGCCGAATTGGCAATCGCCTTGCCATTGACGTCCTGATAGATCGGCTTGTTGTACCGCCCCGACGACCAGCGGATTTTCGCGGGGCGCAAGAGCGGGTTTTCGTAACGCTGCTCATCTCTCTCGCGCGATGACAACGGCGCGCTGGAGTAGTCGGCCTCGACGATCCAATGCTGAGGGCTCCGTTCCTGCTGATCTGCCTTCACATTGCGGCAGAGCATCATGAGCGTGGCGCTGCCGATCAGCGACAGGTATGGCGTGGGCAGGATGTTGTTCGCCCAGCCGTATCCCAGGACGGCGGCTTCTTCCTCGAGGCGCGTATCGCTGTAGGCCAGCCAGCGGCGTTTCGAGGTTGAATCGTTGACGCTGGCACGAACCGTTTGGCGGCCGCCCAGCTTGCGCATGTACTGAATGGTCATTAGAGGGGCTGGCCCTCCAGCTCGATCGTGATCCCGTGTTTGCGGGCGATCTCCTCCAGCAGGCGCGTCTGCTCGCGGGCCTCGTCGAGCTGCTGTCGCGAGAGACTGTCGGAATTCGAACGCATCGCGCCGAAGATCGTGGAGAGAGCAGCCGCGCTCCCCTGTTCGGCGGCGCCGGCCGCTTTCAGTTCGCCGGAGCCGGACCCCTTGTCTTTCTTCAGGGCCGCCCGGGCTTCCGCACCGAGCTTTTCGATCCCCCGTTCGAACGTCTCGTCGTCGATCAGCCCTTCGTCGAACAGGTCGCGCAGTTTTCCCAGTTCGGCATCAAACTTTTCGAACGGGTTGCGGGTCTCGTCATAGACCCGTTTGGCGGCCTGCGCCATGTCGTCCATCAGCTTCTTCTGCTCTTTGAGCGCGTCTTTCTGGGCGGCCAGCGCCTTGAACTCCTCCAGCATTTCCTTCGGAGCGCCCTTGGCGGCCATTTCCGCCAGCGCCTGCCCCGCCTCGGTCGCCGTTCCGGAGAGAATGGCGATCTCACTCTTGAGGTCCTTGATCTTCGTGACGATCCCGGTCATCTTGTCGATGATCCCGGGCTTCACGATCGCCTCGAACAACTCGGCGCCGTGCCCGACGCCGCCGAAAAGCATCGCCGTCTTGGCGTCCTTCAGTTGCTCGGCCAGGCCCTTGACATTCAATTTGAACTCTTCGACCAGGTCCTTTGTCCCGGACGCTTTGAATGCGAACTGGAACGCCTCGCCGGCATCCTTGGCGGCGGCCCCTACTTCTTCGACGGCGCCGGCGAACGTGGCGGAGCGCGACGTCGCCGCGTCCATGTCGGCGTTCATCGTCTTCATCTGCGCGTTGATCGCAGACAGCGAGCCGGCGAAGACCGCCGCGCCGATCGCCAACTGGGCCCAGCCGGCCGGTCCCCCCAGCGACATGATCAGCGCCTGCCCGACGGCGACGGCTTTCTGAACAGCGGTGATCGCCTTCATGACGCCGACGACCGCCAGAATCGCCACTGAAACGCGCGCCAACCCTGATCCCCATTCCCTCAGAAACGGAAGGACCAGGTTGGCCGCGGCACGCATCGGCACAAGCAACGCCCGGCCGATCTCCTCCTGAACTTCTCCCAGCGTGTTTTTCAGGATCGTGAAGGGGCTGGCCATCGCTTTGGCGGCGCCGCCAAAGCTCGATTTGAGTTCATCGAGCACCAGGTGCTGCGCCTGGTAGAGCCGGTTGGTTTCGACCAGCTCCTTGATCTGCTTCTTCTGGTCCTCGGTGAACGCGATCCCCAGCTTGTGGAGCGAAGCCAGGCCGCTGACGGGGTCCTGCAAGGCCTTGCCGACCTGGCGGGCCGCGGAGTTCAAATCCATATCGAGGACGCTGGCCAGGTCCTGAGCAGTCGTCAGGGCCTCTTTGAAGACGTCCCCCTTGATCGATTTGAACGTCGCCAGCGTGCCGGCTGCCGAAACGGTGAGCTCATCGGCGAAATTGGTCGCCATCTGCAGGTCGCCGGCGAGCTGTGAGATCTCGGCGGCCGTCAGACCCGCGGCGCCCCCCGTGGCAGCCAGCACGGCTGCCAGCTTCTTCTGCGCCGCGGCGTCTTCGCGCGCAGCGTCGACCGAGGAACCGGCTGCCAGCAAAGAGCCGACGGTGCCGATCCAGCCCCCGAGCAGCGATTTCGCCTGCCCGAGAACGCTCGACAAGGGCTTCAGATTGCCCCCGAACGTCACAACCAGGTCACCGAGAATTGACATTTTTTCATCGGCGAATCAGGTCGCCGCCATTTCTCAATGCCACAATCGCCGCATTGAGCCGGCGGGCCGGTCAGGCCCGGCCGTAGGTTTGCGTCATGCTGGCGGCGATCGCATTGGGAGAGACGAAATGCCCGTCGCCGGGACGTTCAGCGGGGGCGGCTCGCGCGCCGGGACGGCCGCCGGCGTCGCCGCGCTCGAGGTAGTCCGCCAGTTCGTTCGGGTTGAGCTCATCCCCGTTGATTGCGCGTGAGAGAATGCTGGCCATCACTGCCTCGCGCAAATCGGCGCGCCGATCGCCCCACGGTTCAATCGACTGGTAGGCCCGCAAGACGGCGAGATCGGTGGGGGTGAGTTCGTCGAGCAGCTCGCGCCAGCGGGTGAGCCTCCCTTCCGCCAGCGCGAGCCGCATCACGAAGAGCCAGGCCGGATCTCGCCTCAGTCTTTTTTTACGGCATCGACCGTTGGTGGCTTGGTGATCTTCCGAATCTCCTGCACCAACTGGAGCGCCACGTCGACCGGAACCGCAGCCAGACCTGCATCGTTCTCATCATCGAAGACCGGCTTGCCGTCTTCCTCGAGAACGCAGCGTGAGAGCACCAGGGCGGCTGTCGCACGCTCCTGCCCGGGCTGTTCGGCCATGCTGTCGACCTGCTCGGCCAGGCCGAGCGTCATCGAGCAGACGTAGAATTGCTCTCCGTCGATTTCCACCGGTCGCGGCCGAGGCCGCAACAGTCTGTCTTTAAGGCTCATGCCGCATTGGCTCCCGATTTGGCCGCCGGTGCGACAGGGGTTGCCGTCCCGCTGTCTTTCGACGGGGCCGCGCCTTTGTCAGCCGGCTTGACCGGTTCCTCCCCCTCGTCTTCGTCCTCGTCCGCAGTCGCCTGTTCCAGCAGGTGGAAGTTCGGACCGGGTTTGAATTCGCCGTCGGGCTCGTATCCGAGAATCACGCCAGCGTCGAAGAGCTCGTAGTCTTCCGGGTGGATCCCCAGCACGACGCGCTGATACGCCTTCTGCGCGGCGGCCATCTGCGCTTCATCCATGCCGCACGCCTCAGCGCAGGCGTCGTCAGCCGGGACGGCGACCCCCATCTGCACAAGCATGTGCACGTCGGGATGCTCAATCTCGGCCCCCACCTTGTAGAATGGGACTGAGGTCCTCTTCCGGTTGCGCGCCACCTTGCGAAACACGATCTGATCGTGATGCCCATCCGGCACGGAGGGCAAATGCGCCTCCATATCCTCTCGAACGATTCGACACTTCATTTTTTTCCTCGGCGATCGCGAGTCCGTTGTGTTTAGGGTGGGTCAATTCGCCGCGTTTGCAGCGCCAGTCAGATTCCCGCGGCGACTGTGCTCCCGGTGCTGTCACCGATTCGTGACTCGCCGATCGCCCGCCGCGGCGCCGCGGCCTACCAGCCGGCGTCGCCGTCGATCTTGAGTTTGAATTTGCCTTTGAGACCGCTGGCCATGTCGACGGTGATGCCGAGCCCGACCCCTGCAACCGTGAAGGCCTGGACGGTCGCGCCGACATCGGCATACGTGACGTTCATCGCGTTCTTGGCGGGGGTCTTGATCAGGGTGCGGAGCGCGATGTGTCCGGCCAGGGCCGGGTCGTAGAACAGCTCGCCGGCGACTTCGCCCCCTTCCGAATAGCCGGTCTGGTCGTAGGGGATGTAAACGCCCCCATCGAGCGTGCGCGATTCGTAGGTTTCGGACTCAGAGCCGGAGAGCTCGAGTGAGATCACCTGTGCGACTGCCGTCAGCACCGAGGCAATCGTCTGCTTGAGCGTCGTCCCCTTGCAAGGCACCTTCGCCATTTTTTCATCGGCGAACTAAGCTGTCGCCGTCCTTCGAAGATCACTTTGATTTGCCACCGCGGCTCGCGGGCGCCGCGTTTGAAAAGCTACGCGTGCTGGATTTGGAAACTCACGCTGATCACGTGCTGCCGCTGATCGGCCCCCTGCCCCTCGATCACCTTGTCATACCGCCGCCCCTGCAGCAGGACGGCCTTGATCGTGTCGTCGTCGCCGGCCGGTCCGGTGTAGTCCTCCAGAAAGTCCTGCACCTGGTCGGCCAGCGCCATCGCCCCGGGGTACGACCGCGAGTAGCAGTCGATGTCGAATTCCGTATCCGCCAGGCCTCCCGTGCTCCCCAGGTGGAGCAGCGGGTCGAAACTCATCTGGGCAACCAGCACGAACGGCGGAAGAAAGCCTTCCACCGGGTGCTCGTTGAAAATCCCGTCGTAAGTAATTCCGCGAATCGTCTGCGGCGGGCAGAGCGCCGTGATCGGACTCTGCGCCAACAGCAGCGCCCTCAATCCGAGCTCGATGGCCATCACCCGCCCCCGGCGCCCAGGGCAGCCTTAATTGCCGCCCGGATTTTGGCGCGTTCTTTTTCCATTTCCTCGCGTACGACTTCGATCAGCCGTTTGAGGGCCGCGACGTACGACGCCTCGAACCCCCGTTGCACGATGCCCGGCACCTGCGACGGCATCTTGCCGCGGAAGGCGACTTTCTTGCCCGTCGGCCGGTGGCCGGTGAACTTGCCGGTCTTGCGTTCCCGGTTATTTCTCAGCCCGGCATAACGTTCGATCGTGCCCAGGATGAACCAGTGCACGTTCTCGGGAGCCACGCCGACGCCCGCTTTGCCGGTCCGATCTTTGGGCTTGCGCCCCTTTTGTTTCTTGCCGACTCCGACCCCCACCTTGCCGGCGATCTGGTCGCCGACGGCCCGCTTCAGCAACCGCAGGCCGATCAGCCGCTTGATGTCTTTCCAGGGACCGGGGATTTCGGCTTTGATCGCATCGTTGACGACCTTCATGGCCGCCCGCAGGCCTTTTTTCCCGATCTTCCGCTGCAGGGCGTCTTTCAGATTCAGGAGACCGGCCTGCAGGGCCTCGACCTGCTTCTGCAAATGCTGCGTGTTGATCGTCGGCGTCGGCGCCAACACGCTATTTGGATTCCACGCAGGCAAACCGCAGCGTGTGGTTATTTTCATCCACATTCCGCGGCGGCTCGCTGATCGACAGCGTGCGGCCGTCGAACGTCAGGCGGTGCCCGGTCGTGATCTGGCGCGCTTCGCTCGAGTACAGCATCTCGACCTGGTGCGTGATGTCGGCCGCTACCTGTTCGCCCCGGAAGAACTCCCGGCTGCCCCGCGGCACGAGACCGCACCATTGGGTTTGCCAGGCTTCCCAGTTGGCATCGTCCGATTCGTCGACGTGGCCGGCCGCGTCGGGCGTGAGCCCTGGAATCAACCGTTCCACAGTCACCAGTTTGTTGCGCTGATGCGCCTGCGCCGCCCTCGGTGCCGGCATTTTTCCCTCGGCGAATGGAGTCGGATGGCTGACCGCGGGCACAATCGCCGCGTTTGAAAATGTGATGTTTCGGGCCACGCGCGGAAC